TTTCGCTTGTATCCTTTCTGACAAGGAGAAATCAGGACAACGTAGAGTACGTATCCTCCCAACAGCAGATGGTTCTTCACCATTCAAAGAAGCATGGTATCACGAAATTCAAGTTGGTGGTCAGTGGAACAAATTTTATGACCCAGGAAAAAATGACAACGAGCGTTCACCTTTGAATGAGGTTTACGAAGAGTTGATGTCTACGGGTAAAGAGTCAGACAAAGAATTGGCAAAACAATACAAATCTCGTAAATTCTACATCGTTAAGGTTATCGACCGTGACCACGAAGAAGATGGTGTTAAATTTTGGAGATTTAAACACAACTATAAGAATGATGGTATCTTGGATAAAATCATTCCAATTTGGAGAAACAAAGGAGATATCACCGACCCTGAAAAAGGACGTGACCTTGTTATCGAATTGACAAAATCTAAAACACCTGCAGGTAAAGAGTACACAAGTATTTCTACAATCATGTACGATGACCCAGCTCCTGTTCATGAAGACAAAGCTCAAGGAGATGCTTGGATTAATGACGAGATGACTTGGATGGACGTATATTCTAAAAAACCTGTTGATTATCTTGAGGCGATTGCTCGTGGAGAAACTCCAAAATGGGATAGTGAAAAAGGTGGTTATGTATATTCAAACGATACTGAATCTACAACATCTATCGGTGGTGGTAAGTCTACACCAATCGTTGACCCACAGGCTAACGACGAAGCTGACTCTGAATTACCATTCTAATTTAACTGAGCTTGGACATTTACTTAGACGTAGTGTCCAAGCTCTTTTCTTTTATAAAAAATAACACATGGAAAATAGAATAGGAAAAAAAATGTTTGAATCTCTTGTATTGAAATACGAGAGTGAAGTTGCTGAAGCTGAGGCAACATTAATGGTTTATATGGAGAATGCGGTAGGAATTGGGGAACACCCTCAACACTTGGAAGAAATGGATAATTTTGTCGAAAAACTTGCAAACGCTTCAGATAAACTTGTAACCCTAAAACAATTTTATTCAACGAATTATGGCGATTAAAAAGAACGATTTTAGTGCGGTAAAGAAAAAATTCTCTACTTCGGCTAAATACAAACCACAGAGATTTTTTGATTTAGGTCCTGACTTCTTGGATGCGGTTGGACTACCTGGTCCTGCGATTGGGCACTTAAATATGTTCTTGGGTCACTCTGATACAGGTAAAACAACTGCTTTAGTTAAATCTGCAGTTGATGCCCAAAAGAAAGGTATTCTACCTGTATTCATTATTACAGAGCAGAAATGGTCTTTTGAACACGCAAAACTTATGGGTTTTGAATGTGAGGAAGTTGTCGATGAAGAAACAGGTGAGATTGATTGGGATGGTTTTTACATCTTCAACAATGACTTTGATTACATTGAACAAATTACTGACTACATTAATAGTTTATTAGACGCACAAGAAAAAGGTGAATTGGATTACAGTTTATTATTCTTGTGGGATTCAGTTGGTTCAGTTCCTTGTAAGATGACATTTGATGGTAAAGGTGGTAAACAACACAACGCATCTGTATTAGCGGATAAAATCGGTATGGGTATCAATCAACGTATTTCAGGTTCACGTAAATCTGATTCAAAATACGAAAACACATTGGTTATCGTTAACCAACCTTGGGTTGAATTACCTGACAATCCATTTGGTCAACCAAAAATTAAAGCTAAAGGTGGTGAAGCTATTTGGTTAAACTCATCATTAGTATTCTTATTTGGTAATCAAAAAGGTGCAGGAACAAATAAGATTACTGCAACCAAAGATAAGAGAAGTGTTAAGTTTGCAATTAGAACTAAAGTTTCCGTAATGAAAAACCACATCAATGGTTTAGGTTATGAAGACGGTAAGATTATTGTGACACCACACGGATTCTTGGCAGGTAAAGAAGCGTCAGAAGAAAAAGCGTCCATTGAGTCATACAAAAAAGAACACGCTGACTATTGGAAAGAAATTATTGGAACTGACGGTGATTTCACATTGAAAGAAGAAAAAGAGGATTAATATATTGTTTCACCATTTAAATCACAAATGTGATTAAGACACTATTAGTAGACGGTAATAACTTATTTAAAATAGGATTCCACGGAGCCAAAGATGTTTTTAACAACGGAGACCACGTGGGTGGAGTATTTCACTTTGTGAATATACTCCGTAAATTCCTTGAAGAACACAACCATGATAAGGTTGTTGTATTTTGGGATGGTGAATCAAATTCATCTATAAGAAAATCAATTTATCCCCAATACAAAGAGAACAGACGAGAGAGTATGAATGAATACAAGTACGAATCGTATTTGTATCAAAGAGCTCGTGTCAAACAATATCTCGAAGAAATTTTCGTAAGACAAATTGAGGTTGAAGATAATGAGGCGGATGACCTCATTGCTCATTATTGTAAGATATCCAAAGACGAACAGATTATCATTTTTTCTGCGGATAAAGACCTTACACAACTTATCTCCGAGAATGTAACCATCTACTCCCCAATCACAAAACAATACTTTAAAAACGGAGATATGATTTCCATCAACAAGGTGGACATCCCTCACTATAATGTATTGGTGACTAAAGTATTCACAGGAGACAAGTCCGATAACATTGATGGTATTCAAGGACTTGGAGAAAAAACTTTAGTTAAGTTATTCCCACAATTGCAGGAGAAACCATGCACTATCGAAGAAATCTTGGATTATGCACGAAATCTCCCGCAAGAGAAACCTTCCAAAACATTGACAAATCTTTTGACTGGTAAAACTAAATCAACTATATTTGGAGAAGAGTTTTATACAACCAACAAAAAGATAGTCGACCTTACAAACCCTTTAATTACTGCCGATGGAAAAGAATTAGTTGAACAGATTTTAACCGACACTATAGACCCTACAGATAGGGGATATAAGAACTTAATGAGAATGATGATGGAAGATGGTCTCTTTAAGTATCTACCCAAGAACGATGAAGCTTGGGTTAACTTCCTCAAACCCTTTATGAAATTAACAAGAAAAGAAAAAAGAAATACAAACAAAAATTAAATTATGAAAGAGCAAGACAGCACCAAAATGGAATTCTTACTTACGTTGAATGACAACATCGTTGTTCAGAGATTTTTTAATGTTCGTGGGTACAACCCAAAAGCAAAAAATTCTTTGGAGTTATACGAGTTTATTAAACGACTTAAAGATTCCCTTGAGTACAACTTAAAAATGAAAACAGTTGTGTACATGATGGACAACAAAGATGCGATTGTTACAGACCCTGCAATTATGGACACATCGTTTACTGATGGTAAAGAAGAATTTAACCTTTACGTTAAAATTGGGGAGCAGACAATTTGTCATAGAAATTTTGACGGAAAATTGTTCCCACCAAAAGTTCGTTATACGGTTGATGTACGACCATTTTTGAAAGACGTTTTAAAAGAATTAACTGACATTTTTTCAGCTCAAAAATTATCTTTTGATTATTTGGGATTTGACTTAAAGTAAGCTATATTTAATAAAACAGACGGACGAAAAAATACAATATGAACAAGAATTTTGATTACTTAGGGAATACATTCCAAATACAACTTTTAAACCAACTTATCGTGGATAAAGAATTTTCTACATCAATTATGGATGTAATTGAGAGTTCTTATTTTGATAACAAATACTTCAAGATTATCTTGCAAATGACCAAGGAGTACCACGCAAAATACCAATCTACCCCTAACTTCGATACTCTTGAGCAGATTGTAAAATCAGAAATTTCACAAGAATTAGTTGCAAAAATTGTCCTTGACACTATCAAACAAGTAAAAGATGCACCATTTGAAGGAACAATGTTCGTTCAAGAAAAAGCGTTGAAGTTCTGTAAACAACAAGAATTACAGAAGGCGATGGACAAAGCCCAAAAAATCATTACCGAAGGTGACTTTGAATCTTATGACAAAGTTGAAGGTTTGGTACGTGAAGCTCTTCAGGTTGGGGAAAGAGATACAGGAACAACTGATATCTTCTCTAACCTTGACACCGTACTTGATGAGGACTTCCGTCACCCAATTGCGATTGGAATACCAGGTATTGACAGACTACTTAAAGGTGGTTTGGCAAAAGGAGAAATTGGTGTTATCTTAGCACCTACAGGTGTTGGTAAAACAACTATCTTAACAAAGATTGCGAACAATGCGTTTAATCTTGGATACAATGTACTTCAAATCTTTTTTGAGGACAACCCAAAGATTGTACAACGTAAACACTTCACACTTTGGACGGGTATCGAACCAGACAACTTGGTAAAACACAAAGAGGAAGTAATGGCTAAAATCACTGACATCAAAGAAACGATGAAGAACGAGTTAATCTTGAAAAAACTTCCATCGGATTCGATGTCAATGAACCAAATCAAAAACCAAATCAGAAAGATGATTGCTGATGGTACTAAGATTGACTTGGTTCTTTTGGACTATATCGATTGTGTGGTTCCTGAGAGTACAAGTAAAGATGAATGGAAGGCTGAAGGTTCCGTAATGAGAGGTTTCGAGGCAATGTGTCACGAACTATCATTAGTAGGATGGACAGCAACACAGGGTAACAGAAGCTCTATATCTTCTGAGGTTGTTACCACCGACCAGATGGGTGGTTCTATTAAGAAAGCACAAGTTGGACACGTTATCATTTCCGTGGCGAAAACTTTACAACAAAAAGAAATGAACTTAGCAACTATTGCGATTACCAAATCACGTATTGGTAAAGATGGGGTAGTGTTTGAGAACTGTAAGTTCAACAACGAACTACTTGAAATTGATACTGAATCGTCGGTAACATTCTTAGGTTTTGAAGAACAACAAGAGGAAAGAAAAAGAGACAGAGTTAAGGAACTTTTGGAAAAGAGAAAACAAAGAGAAGAACAAAAACAATCGTAAAAAAAAACACAAAAAACAATTATGGAAAAAATATTAATAGAGAACCCTAATAGGTTTGTTATCTTCCCAATCCAGCACAATGATATTTGGGAATACTACAAAATGCACCAAGCGGCATTGTGGACGGCTGAAGAAGTAGATTTAACTAATGACATCAGAGATTGGAATAATCTATCTGAGAACGAACAATATTTTGTTAAAAACATTTTATCGTTCTTCGCGGCTTCTGATGGTATCGTTAATGAAAACTTGGCTGAAAACTTTTATCGTGAGGTACAATACCCTGAAGCAAAATTTTTCTACGGGTTCCAGCTTATGATGGAGAACATCCATAGCTTGATGTATTCACTTCTTATTGACACTTATATCTCAAATGAGGAAGAAAAGAATTTATGTTTCACCGCATTGGACAATCTACCAGCAGTTCAAAAGAAAGCTAAATGGGCTTTGGATTGGATTGAGAAAGCATCGTTCCAAGAAAGATTGGTTGCGTTTGCGGCGGTTGAAGGTATCTTCTTCTCAGGTTCATTCTGTTCAATCTTTTGGTTGAAATCAAGAGGTATCATGCAAGGTTTGTGTAATGCCAAT